TCTTTCTCAGATTTATTGAAAGAAATTCACGGTAATCAAAAGAAAAAAGCAAAACAACTTGCCTCTTTAATTGCTGAATTACGCCCTTTAGTACAATCTTTAGGAGACGCTACTGTAGTAGTTCCTTTAATTAAGGAATATATGGAAATAAGCGTTAAAAATGATGATCAACTAATTAAGATGGCTGCTATAGTGCAACGTTTATCTACATCATCATCCACGGGAGGAGACGGTGGATTATTAACTGAAGATGAAATGGCTCAACTACAAGAATTAACTGAAGAAATAGCCAAAACTGTTGAATCAGAGCCTAAACAATTAGATAAACCTAAAGAGTAATGCCTACAATTAAATCAAATCAAAATTCGGTACACACTGCTAAATCAGGTCAATTTATTCCTGTAAAAGTAGTTGATGTTGTTTTAGATATGAATTTTCCTAATATTGAAAAGATAGGAGGATGGGATGCTTTAGGGACTATATTATATATTAAGGTAAGTGAAATAGTTAAAGATCCAGAAATAGAATATAAAAGAGATTTAAAAACATTAATATCAGCAAATAACTTAGCTAGACCTTTATTTGCAAATCAAAAATATTACCCTCTAAAAGGAGAAATAGTATTATTATTTAGTGCAACTGGAAGAGACATAATAAAAGATACATCAGAAACATATTATCTTAATAATATTAATATTTGGAACCACCCACACCATAATGCACTCCCTAATCCCGACACATATAATGGAACTTACCCAGCAAGTAATAATGATAAAACAAAAAATGATTATTTAAAATCATCAGGGGGATTAGTAAGACAAATAAAGGATGGAGATTCAGAAATACCTTTAGGTGAATATTTTGATGAAAAATTAAACACAAAACCACTATTACCCTTTGAAGGAGACCATATATTAGAAGGTAGATTTGGTAATTCAATAAGATTTGGATCAACATCACCAGGCCCCAATGACTGGTCATCTATAGGAAATACAGGAGACCCTATTACAATAATTCGTAACGGACAATCAGACGAATTAGATGATAGAGGTTGGGAACCAACTACCGAAGATGTAAATAGAGATCCCTCATCTATATATTTAACTTCAACTCAAAAATTAGATAAATTTGTACCCGCATCTTTAAACTGGCAATCATGGGGGGCTAAACCAACAGTAGTAGAAGATCCCTTAACATCATTAGATTCTCCTGTCATAGAAGAATATGTAGAACCAGAACCAACGACAACAGAAGAAGATATAACAAACGCATTAATAGCAAACGCACCTACAGGAAGCTCAGAACCAACACCAGAAGAAACAATAGAAGCTGAAGATAATGCACCCCCTCCTCCTACACCTGAAAAGGTAGAAGAACAAGATGAATTATCATTATATGATGAATTAATCGAAAGTGGAGATTTTACTGAAGAAGATTTTGAGATATTTGAAACAGAAACAATAACAGGTGTTCCTATAGGTATAGATTATCAACCTGACATTTCAGCTACTGACAGTCAAGTATTAATAGAAGTTGGAGAAACACAAACATCCTCATACAGAGAAAATGGTGTTTTAGACACTGAAATGTTAATTGGAAAATATTTTAAATTATCACAACTTATACATTCTGATAAAGCTAAAGGTAAGGGATGGTCTAATATTCCTGGTCAGGATGCAAAGAAAAAACCTCAATGGACCGAAGAATATATAATTAGAAATTTAGAAAATCTTATGACAAATGTAGGAGATCATATTATATCTAAATATCCTAATATGAGAATAACATCAGGATATAGAGCTAAAAAATTAAATGATTCTTTAGGATCTAATGATTATTCTCACCACCCACAAGGATGTGCTTTAGATATTCAAGTTCCAGGAGTAACTACAGCAGAAATAACAAACTTTATTGTTGATAATATTCCAGCTTATGCTCAAGTAATTTGGGAAAAACCAGAAAGTGGGGGAAGTTGGGTACACATAGCTTATAAAGATGGAGATACAAGAAAGAAAACAGATGTGTATACTTCTAAAGAAAATATCTTAGCACATTATGGTAATAAGAGAAGAGGGGGAGGAACAACTAAATATATGGCTATAGATAGAGCAAAACAAAACTTAGTATAATGGAAAACCCAAAACAACCATACGAATATGAAGGTAAGCAAGTAGTAATAAACTCTGATAGATTATTATTTAATGCTAAAAATGATTCTTTATTAGTTTATTCTAATAAACACATGGCTTTTAGCGCTAATAATCACATTCATTTTGACACAGGAGATGAAGGTAATTTTATAATAAATTCAAATAATATTCATTTAGGATTAGAAGGAGATAAAAACGCACCTGCTGAAAATGCAGTTTTAGGAAACGAACTAGAAAAAATATTGAATGATATGTGTGATATGTTAGAAGATGTGTTATTTACCTTAGAATTTACATATCCTCCTTATTGTATAGCACCCCCTGTAGGACCTAACGTACCTAGTGGAACACCTATATTTAACGTAACAAAACAACAAATAGCAAATATACGAACTAATATACCTTTATTTAAAAGTGATAGAGTTAAATTACCTACAGATAATATGTATGGAAAATAAAATAATATGCAAGCAGTAATTCAAAAATTATTAATTAAAAATCAAGGACTTCTTGAAAAAGCAAAATCTAAACTTAGAGATGAAGGAAAAAAATCTGTTTTAAAATACAAAAGTAAACTACCTACTCCTGACACCTTAAAAGACAAATTTACTAGTCAATTATGTACAAAATCAACAGTAAATAAAGCAGAAAAGGATTATAAAAAAATTAAAAATTTTGCTAACAAAATTAAAAAAGCTTTAGAAAAATCTCAAAAAGCACTCCAAAAACTACAAGCATTAATAGAATCAGTATTAGCTATACTAGCAAAAATAGCAGCATTAATAGCCACAGTAGCAGCTATAATAAGTATTTTACAAAAAGTAGTAATGGCTGCAAAAATATTAATAAAAGGAGTAGGAATGATACCCCCACCCTCTACAGCACCCTCAGGCCCTATAATATTAGCAGATAAAGCAGCAACCTTTGCTGAAGGTAAAGTATCAATTTTAAAGATATTATCAAAATCATTTATGAAGGCTTTAAATTATCCTAGAGATAAAGCAAATAAATTATTAGCTTTAATATTAAAAGGAATAGCAGCAATAGTAGCATTATTAAATTTAGTAAAAATGTTAATTCAAATGCTTGAAACTTTATTTTTATTACTTTTAAATAAATGCTCAGTTTCAAATCCAGGTGGAGATGGGTCACAAACACAAAATATAGTAAATGGTCAAACACCAGAAGACTTTCTAGCAGGAATGCAATATCCAGGATACGACAGTAATAGCAATAATAGCAATAACAACAATACATCATCAAACCCTTTTGAAGATTTAGAATTAAAAGATCCATTTGACTATTCAGATCCATTAGCAGAAGTTTATGATTCTATATTAACAAACTTACAACTAACAGGAAACCAAGAAATTATAGAAAAAATATTTAATGCCAAATTTGAAATGGTAGGATATAGACGCTATAAAGTTTAAAAAACTTATATTTATTAACAAAACATTATTAACAACATGAAAGCAAAAACTTTTGAAAATCTAATTAGAAAAGTAGTTAGAGAAGAAATCGATTATGCGTTACGCAGGGAAATCAAATCACTTAAAGAAGATTTACGTGATGAATTAAAACCAACAATAGTAGAACACACTGAAAGAATAGTAGAAGTTCCAGAAGAAACAAAAAATTCTTTAAGAGAAAAAATAATGGGTAGTGCTCCTTTAAACCAAAGAACACAACGCCCTAAACAGCAATACACATCTAACAGTGCATTAAATGATCTATTAAATGAAACAGCAGCAGGAGACACAAACACACAAACAGCTCAATCACCTGTAAGTTTATCACAACCATTTGCAGGTGGTGGATCTTTACCTATGGATACAACAGGTATGCCTCCAGAAGTAGCAAATGCAGTGACAAGAGATTATAGTGGTTTAATGAAAGCAATAAATAAGAAAAAAGGAAGATAATAAATGGCTCAGGATGTAGGACAACAAATAAATATTAATCCGCTAGATTTAAATGATAATATAGCGATAGGAGTTGTCTTTCCTTTTAATGGAAATGCTGTTTTTAATTCTTCATATACTACTCAGGATCAAGCAAAGAGTAATCTAATAAATGTACTATTAACAGAACCAGGAGAAAGAGTAATGGAACCTAATTTTGGAGTAGGACTAAAAAAACTTTTATTTGAAAACCAAATTAAAGAAGATGAATTAGAAGGTAGAATAAAAGACCAATGTGCTTTTTATGTTCCTGAAGTAGACATAACAAATTTAATAATACAATTAATTCCAGATAGTCATACATTATATATAAGATTAACTTATAAATTTATAATAAATGATGAGGAAGATTCAATACAACTTAACTTTCAATAATGGCTTATACTAAATTATCAAATAAATCGCAAGATAAAGATGTAAGGTATTTAAATAAAGATTTTAATACTTTCAAACAACAATTAGTAGAATTTACTAAAGTATATTATCCTAATACTTACAACGATTTTAGTGAAGGTTCTCCAGGTATGATGTTTTTAGAAATGGCAGCTTATGTAGGTGATGTATTATCATTTTACACTGACACTCAATTACAAGAAACATTTTTAGCTTTAGCACAAGAAAAAGAAAATCTATACCACTTAGCTTATGCAATGGGGTATAGACCTAAAATAACAACCACAGCAACAACTGATTTAGATATATTTCAATTATTACCTGCTAAAATAGTTAGTAATACTTACAAACCTGATTTTGATTACGCTTTAAAAGTTAATCCTGGATCCTTATTCGCATCGACAGAAGGTCCGGTATTTAGATTAGAAAACAGAATAGATTTTGAAGTGTCTTCTTCTTTCGATCCAACGGAAACTAATGTTTATCAATTAGATAATAATAATAATCCACAATATTATTTATTAAAAAAGAAAGCAAAAGTAATCCAAGCAGATCTTAAATCACAAACCTTTCCTGTAGGAATATCTCAAAAATTCCTAAATATAAATCTAATAGATGGTAATATTATAGGAATAGAATCCATAACTGATTCAGATGGTAATAAATGGACAGAAGTTCCTTATATGGCTCAAGATACTTTATTTGAGGATATAGAAAACATAGGAGCAAATGATCCTGAATTAAGTCAGTATAATAATCAAACTCCTTATCTTTTAAAATTAAAAAAAGTACCAAAACGTTTTATAACTAGATTTTTAGCAGATGGAACTCTACAATTATCTTTTGGATCAGGAGTGTCTGATAAGGATGATGAACAAATAATCCCCAATCCAAATAATATAGGATTAGGACTCAAAGACGGATCTAGTAAAATAAATACAGCATTTGACCCATCAAATTTCTTATACACAGGAACATATGGAGAAGCCCCTTCAAACACAACACTAACAGTTAATTATTTAGTAGGAGGAGGCATAAAGGCAAATGTATCTGCAAATACAATTACTAAAAATGAGCTATTAAATATAACACAAAAACCTAATTTAGTAGTGGGAACAGCTAATTTTATAGGAGAATCAATAGTAACTACTAATCCTGAAGCAGCAACAGGAGGGGGAGGAGGAGATACAGTAGAAGAAATCAGGATGAATACAATGGCTGCTTTTTCATCTCAACAAAGAGCAGTAACTAAAAATGATTATATTGTAAGAACTTATTCTATGCCTTCTAAATTTGGTAGAATAGCTAAAGCTTATATAACACAAGATGATCAAATAACACCTTTAACAACAGAACCAAATCGTATACCTAATCCATTAGCTTTAAATTTATATGTTTCAGGATACAATAATAATAAACAATTAACTACTTTAAATAATGCTACAAAAAATAATTTAGCAACTTATTTAGAACAACATAGAATGTTAACAGATGCAGTAAATATTAAAAACGCATTTCCTATTAATATTGGGTTAGATTTTGAAATAGTAACTTTTAAATCATATAATAACCAACAAGTATTATTAGATTGTATAACAGAATTAAAAGACTATTTTAATATAGACAAATGGCAAATCAATCAACCCATTATAATTAGTGAAGCAATGAATTTGATAAGTAATGTACCAGGAGTAATTTCAGTACAAAAATTTGACATTATTAATTTAGCAGGTGAAGACAGAGGATATTCACAATACAAATATGATATAGAAGGAGCTACAAGAAGTGGTGTAATATACCCCTCATTAGACCCTAGTATATTTGAAATAAAATATCCAGATTTAGATATTAAAGGACGTGTAACAACATACTAACATGGCATATTATTCAATTTTCCCCGAAAAAGACACAACAATATACAGTCACCCTGACAGAATAAAAATGAACGCAGGGCATGATGAAGTTCTTGAAATTGTAAAAGAAAGAGGAACTTCTGACCAACGATATTATCCTTCAAGAATTCTTATTAAATTCAATAATGAAGAAATAAAAGATGTAATTGAAAACAAAATCGGATCTTCTACATTTACTTCTTCTATAGAATTATATTCAGCTGAACATAAAAACTTAACAACAACCTTAAATGTAGAAGCTTACGCAGTATCTAAATCATGGAATGAAGGATCAGGAAGATTTACAGACGTACCTATTACATCAAATGGAACATCTTGGGTTTATAGAAATAACGACATTGAAAAATCAACATGGCTAACAGGATCTGTTATAACAACTGGATTAACTTTTGGTTCTTCATCTATAAACATAAATGAACTACCATCAGGTTCTTCTATGGAATTAACTATTAATGGGGTAGATTATGTGCCTGTTATTTCTT